GGCACTGCTCTTACTGCACCTTATCGTGCTGGTACAACATTAGGTAAAGCAAAAGTTAAACAAGTAGCGGATGATGTTGCAAGTGATATTAAATACGCACCTGAAATAATAAAAGGTGAGGCTTCTTCTGTTGCACTTGGTGCAAAACAGCCACCATTAACTTCTGCTGGGGCTAAAGCGGTTGAATCATCTTCAGGAGTACAAAAATATTTTAAAAAACTTTACCCAAATACAAAATGGGAAGATTTAACAAAAAACCAAAGAAAAGCTGTAAAAATAGGATACGAGAGATTTACTAAGAGAAAAGCAATTTTAGAAGAAAGAAAAGGGACAAATTTTGAAGCTGCTCCAAAAAGCAAACAACCGTTAGAAGAAGGGCAAAATGTTTATGACTTGCAGACGAGTAGAGTAGTAACTAAAGGTCAACAAGAAGCTGCACAAAAAATATACAAAGTAGATTTTAAAGATTTAGATAGAAATCAAAAAAGTTATATTATGAATCCAAAATTTAATATTTTGGATGAGCAACACAATTATATTGCTACTGGTGGAATAGGACAAGGGAAGGGCGCAGTTTTAAAAATTAAACCCAATAAAAAACACGAAAAAATATCTGAGGAATTATTTGGTTCCTCTTACGATAATCTTTCTTATAATAATCAATACCAAGTTAGAAACTTATCAAACAAGGACGCCCCAGGTTTATTTTTTGATAATATGACTATTGGAGATAAGTTTTATTATTCTAATTTTAGAAAAAATTTTAGTGATAACCTTAAAAAAGATTTATTAAAAGAAACGGAAAAAGCTATCAATAAAACAGGGGAAGTTTTAACTAAAACCGAATTATATAATTTTGCAAAAACAAAACATCCTGATTTAAGTAAAACAGCATTCATAAGAATGCTTGATGAAATGGAAGACGTGCCAACTATTATCCGTAAAGGCAATAGAAAAAAATATGATATATCAAAATTAGACGAACCTAATGATCCCAAGCTAGAGGAGATGTGGCTTAAATACAAAGAATATTTTCCAAAGAAATTTAGAAAAAACCCAAAGACAGGTGAGATGGAAGAAGCTACAACTCTTTTTAGGGCCCATCAAATTGATCAAAGATTCTACAACGACCCTAAAAATTTTGTTATTCCTAAAGACCCAGACATGTTGTTGGAGTTTAG